AGAAACAACATGAATGTCATCCGTATTTTCGTCGCAAGTTTTATCGAAGCAATGGAACAGAGCCGACTGGCCCGCAGCCGTGTGTGGGGCCGCCGCATTCACAGTGGCGTTTTGTGAGTGAGGGAGTATTTGAGTTTCATAATGAAGCTGATGCTGCCTGGTTTGTATTGAGGTGGTCATGATTGGTGAAAAATATGTTGATCTGCGGGCACCCGAGGTCTACGACTCGGCTTATGCGCCAATGGGCTGGGCCAAAAGGAATTGTCCCAGTTACATCACCGATCATGGTGTGCGAAAAAACGGAGATTGGTATTATCGTTTTTACTTTGGTGATGAACGGGATCAGCTTTGGTTCGCGTTGAAATGGGCATGACATATACTTTTGTTTTGGTACTATATCTGGGTTATCCAGTCACCATGTTCTATACTGATATATTAAGTTGCGTATCGGATCTTGACAAATATAGCAGGATGCCGTATAATATACGGGGAGACTGTATGTCTTGGCAACAAGCACAGAAGTTTGGATATGTTGTAAAAACAAAATGAGACAGTCACGATTGGATATTTTGTATGCCCTATCCTACTGTTGAAGAAATAAAAAAACACATTAAAACATACCAAGATGGCTGGTATACAATATGTGTGCCTGACCTCGAATATGGCATTTTAAACCATCAAACATATATGCTCTGCAAATGGTGCCCCGAAAATTTTGGACCAGCGCCAACTACCAATATCTATCAGGGAAATGGTTGGAGGTTTTTGGGTGTATGGATGCGTGAGTATAAGGTATTCCAGTTTGAGCGTGAAGCTGACGCTGCATGGTTTGCACTGAAGTGGTCGTGATATATGGAATACTATGAGAATTTTCCATATGTAGTATATTTTGATTTTCGATATGAGGATCAGTTTCATAAGAACTGGAATGATCATAAAGACAAAATAGATTGGTGTCGTAAAAATATAGGTACAGAAGGTATAGATTGGCTCTATGATGATGTCGCTTTTTATTTCAGTCTTGAAGAATACAAGGCATGGTTCCTGTTGAGGTGGGCATGATATATGATCGATCATGACCTATTAAATAAATTGTGGTGGAAATATATGCCGGGCTCTACAGTAGAGGTTGATTATCCACAAGGTACAAAAATAGTAGGCCATGATATGGGAGGTCCCATATATAAAGCAAATATCACTGTATATGAAGAATGGTTAACAGACAACGTAGGTATACGTGGTTGGGATTGGGATATCTGCTACGGCACTTCACCGCAGGGTGCAAGCCTTATCAAATGCAGGATCAAAGTTCGGATAGGTAAAGGTAGACATCTAACATTTTTTACGTTAAAATTCGTATGATATCAAATATATTCAAAGTGAGATGGAATCCAGACAACAAAGGTACACCATATGAAGTTCATTGGCCTGGAAAAAGTCCAATAACATTAATAGAGACTATGGATAAGATAATGAATATGGCGTTCAAGACAGGGGCATACCAGATATCGATGTTCAACTCTAATAAACGTTTTACTATGGATAGCCAGGCGTTCCTTACATATCAAGAACCATCTGCATCATGGGTGGTAAATTCATTGTATGAATCCTTGAAACGTATAGAAGGGATTGGATTTCCTTCAGAGGATTATGCAATCGATTTCATAGACCGTGCAGAGAAATATATAGTCTGGAAAAATCTATCTAAAAACTACGATGTAAAGAACACAATATGACACGACCTCTACGAGATGATTTGATGGTGCAGCAACAACTACCAGCCCGACTGAGCACACCCAGGATCCGTTCCTGGCAGCACATGGTGGCAGTGATCATGCTGAACCAGACTGGACGCAAACCAGTGAAAACTGTTTTCCCTGAGTTCATCAGCCGCTGGCACAAGCCCGAGAAGTTCTTCTGGTCAGTTGAGCCTATAGTCAAGGATGTGATCCGTCCCTTAGGCATGGTAAATGTGAGGTACGACAGACTCAGACGCATGACCGATGACTTCCTAGATTGGGACTTGAAGGATGCTACACAGCTATATGGTATCGGCAAGTATGGTTCAGACAGTTATGAGATTTTCTTCAAAAATAACTATAGTGTGAATCCAACAGACAAAGAATTGCAGCGTTACCTGAGGGAAGAGATATTTTGCGTCTGATATCGATCTTTACTATAGTCTGTCTACTGGGAGGATGCGCTACAACCGTCGCTGTAGTCGATGTAGCCGGATCCGCAGTAGTCTACACGGCCAAGACTGTGGTACGTACAATTGATGCTGTCACGCCGGACATCATAAATAGACGATGAAACCGATCGTGGCCTTATTCCTACATCAGCCCAAATGCTCTATACAGAGCGGTAATGGTATAATGAGAGCCCTCAGCCCGCATTTCGATTTTAAAATCTTCACAAAGCATGAGTTGGAAAGCAACTTTTTCGATGACGTAGATATCGTAGCTTTTCCGGGCGGTTTCGGATCTAGCGACAGCTATGATTTTCTGTTCAAAAAGCATGCCAAGAAAATACGCGACTTCGTAGCCAACGGTGGAAGATACCTAGGTATCTGCATGGGAGCGTATTGGGCAGGTAGTCATTATTTCAATATCCTCAAGGGTGTAGATGCGGTGCAGTATATCAAGAGGCCAGGCACTGACACTAGGCGCCCACATGCTAAAGCTATCGAAGTGACATGGAATGGATTGCCTGAGCGGATGTTCTTCTATGATGGATGTGCTTTAGTAGGGGATCAGACCAAGTTCGACACATATGCTACATATGCCAACGGCGATCCTATGGCCATCATGCAGGGACGCATAGGTATCATAGGCTGTCATCCAGAGAGCGAAGAAACATGGTATGATGCATACAAGTATACCAAACCATACTGGCATCATTACTATCATCACAGACTATTGTTAGAATTCACCGATATATTAATGCAACGATAAAGAGGCCATAATGGCAAACATGAAACCCATGATAGGGACTATGGAACCATTCCATAGCCTATCAGATATGTCCGATAATGCAATCATATACACAGAATATTACGTTGTTCACCAGATTGACAAGCCGATTGAACGGTGTAAAAAGGTTCAGTATACCTATAATTGTAAAGACCTAAAAGAAAATCCACAACAGATAGTGAAATGGTGCCGCAAGAATTTCGGTGAAAGAGGTGTCGGTTGGGACTTCTATCTTGTCTCAGGAAATGTTATAATAGAAGTGTGGTACAGTAGATTCTGTACGATGTACGAAATGTGGAAGAAATAGATGGCTGCGGATATTATGATAGATATCGAATCATTAGACACAAGTCCGTATTGTGTCATACTCACCATCGGTGCTGTGAGATTCGATCCTAAAGGTCAGGGCGTGGTAGAGAAGCTAGAATTGCGCCCCACCATAGAAGAACAGACAGAAAAATATGATAGGGTTATAAATGATGATACATTACGCTGGTGGTCCACACAATCTGAAGCCGCGCAAGAAGAGGCTCTGGGAGATAGGGGAAGAATCTCATTTAGAGAGTGTATGGAGACGCTATATAAATTTTGTTGGAATCGCCGTGCTGTGTGGAGCAATGGTGCTGCTTTTGATTGTGTAGCGATGGAGACTGCATGGAGACAGTTGGACATGCGTATACCCTGGCCCTTCTGGTCGGTGAGAGATACACGCACACTCTATGAAGTCGCCGGCGTCAAACTCAAAGATGGTGGGCATGTCACTACGCACAAAGCTGTAGAAGATGCTGAACGACAGGCTATCGTTGTGCAACAAGCATACATGAAATTGATGAAAGCTGGAGTGTTGAATTGAGATTCAATTCAGATATCGATATCGATTTCGGTGACCGAGAATCTATATTGAGACATATCAGACATATTCCTGCTGCGATGCGTAAAGTCAATCCTATACGCAAACACGCTACTGGTATCTATGTCACAGAGGTACCTTATGATAGCATCAATGACATGGCTAACATAGATTATAGCGAAGCAGAGAATCGCGGATATATCAAACTAGATATGCTGAATGTGCATGTCTACAACAAGGTACGTGACGAGGATCATCTACGTAGATTGATGATGGAGCCAGATTGGTCTAGATTGAACGATAGCCAATTCGTCAGTCAGTTGATACACTTGAGCAATCATTACAATAGCATCAAAAAGATGCCTGAACCAATCGATAGCATTCCTAGACTAGCGATGTTTTTAGCTGTGATACGACCAGCCAAGAAACACTTGATCGGGTCAGTATGGAAAGAAGTCAGTAAGACTGTGTGGGATAGGGATGTAGATAGTTATGCGTTCAAACGTAGTCATGCCGTCGCTTACGCACAATTAGTCGTAGTGCATATGAATATACTCTGCGAAGAATCAGGGCATACGCTTAACTAGTGTGATGCTCTTGCGCTTGCCTTTGCGCTTGGCTAGTTCTAGCATGCTGCATATGGGACCATGCAATATCATCAGGCTCTTATTGTTGAAAGTCCTTATGAAGGGCTTGAACATGATCCATTCTTCCTTCAAGAACATATTGATGGGTACTAGTCTATTGCTCTCCCACCACCATACATCACCTAACTCTAAGAACTTCTCCCTCATAACAGGGTCAACTATAGATCCATAGTCATAGATCGTTGTCACTACATCATCCCTGTTCTGTACGATACCTACGTAATCTTGACCGGCATAGGAACAGACGGTTATGAACGGATGATTTTGGCTAAGCCTTGCGAAGAATTCATTTTGGATCATTATTCTCTATCTCGTCCTTATTTATCGGAACGGTAAAACCATTATATTATTTTAATAAATAGAGTAAAGGAGCTGTTCTGTGTATTCTACTTCCGTCAACTACTACATACCTAGACATATCGTAGTCTTATATATGGATTCAGTATCTTCATTTAGGAGCTATAACATCGTGTACGCCAAGAACCTCAAATTACACAAGGGTGCTGATAACAAAATACAGTTTCAGTTCCTAAATCAAGAGCAGAAACCCATAGATATCACGGGCAAGACTGTGACAGTCAGGTTGATGAATTATGATGCCACCGAGATATTGTTGCAGAAGTCATTGACCAATCTATATGCATTGACCGGGATCGCAACATTGCCGGTCACTAGTTCAGAATTGATGGAGATCGATGGGCAGTTCTGTCACTATTCATTGGTCATAAACGATAATGATATGAATCTACCTGTGTTCGTAGATGATACTACCACAGCGAGGGGAGTCATTGAGATAGTCAATAGCGTGATACCTAGACATGTCCAATCTAGCGTAGTCACCATAGAGGACCATGCAGATTTCACTGGAGAGCCTATCACATATTACAGCGATGAGTTCGTATCTATGGGAGAGCCTTTCGTCACCATACAGACCGAATTGACTGATTATGCAGGAAACATCATAGTACAAGGTTCTGTCATGGGCGATAGTGATTGGTATGATATCACAGAAGAAGTAGAATATGATGGATACACTAGCACTGACTATCAGAATGTCGAGGGTATACATCCTTATATCCGTGTCAAGTTCGTCAGCACTGCTGGCTCAGTGGGCAACATATTAATAAGATAGATTACCAACACGGTTGTTTTCCAACATATAGTATGTTAAACTAGTCGAGATGTTTGATATACTATCTTTGATTCCGGGCAAGAAAAAACTCACAGGATCTGGTTGGACTAGCTTCAACGCAACGTGCTGTGGGCATAGAGGACATCGTCCCGATAAGAGGATGCGCGGCGGTATCAAACTAGATGGGCAGAATAATTGGGTGATACATTGCTTCAATTGTGGTTATAGCTGTAGCTTCACATTGGGACGCAGCATATCACAGAAAACTAGGCAGTTCTTAGTATGGTGCGGCGTAGATCCGCAGCAAGTGCAGCAATGGAGCTTAGAGAGCCTCAAGTATAAAGATTTGATAGACTTCACTAAGCCTAAGAAGGTGCGTGAGACTATACAGTTCAAGACACGCACTATGCCTGAAGGAGAGCTATTAGATATCTATGATACGAGACATGATACATATCTGGAATATCTATTAGACAGGAAGATCGATCCCACTATATTACCATTCGTAGTCACTCCCAATGATCCGGGCAGGCAGAGTAATCGCATCGTGATACCTTATACATATAAGGGCAAGATCGTAGGATATACTAGCAGATTCTTAGACAACAAGATACCTAAATATATCAACGAACAAGAGCCTGGCGTAGTGTTTGGTTACGATTTCCAGAAGCCAGAGTGGCAAGTATGTATAGTGGTCGAAGGTATATTCGATGCACTCAGCATCAATGGTTGTGCAGTGATGCATAACACCATAAGCGCAGAGCAGGCACAAGTATTAGCACAACTCAACAGGCGCATCATAGTAGTTCCGGATCGTGACAAGACAGGATTAGATATCATAGACCGTGCATTAGAGCTTGGATATAGCGTGAGTCTACCGAACTGGGATAGTGGTGTCAAGGATGTGAATGACGCAGTAGTAAGATATGGACGCTTCCCTACCTTGCTAAGTATATTACAGAGTGCCACGATGAGCAAGATAAAATTAGAGATAACGAGGAAACGAATTGCTAAAGGAATATAACATAGACGTACAGACATTGTTCTTGCGTATGATGGTGACTAATGCTGAATTGTACACTAGGGTCATGAACATCATGAACCCCGTCAATTTCGATAAGTCTATCAGACCAGTAGCAATGATGTTCAAAGAACATAGCGAGAAGTATAATGTCTTGCCTGAACCAACACAGATAAAGGCCACGACTGGTATCGATATCGAACCTATCTCAGAGATGGATGATGGTCACTATGAATGGTTCTTGGATGAGTTCGAGGCATTCACTCGCAGGCAAGAACTAGAACGTGCGATATTGAAGTCAGCCGATCTATTAGAGAAAGGTGATTATGATCCTGTAGAGAAATTGATCAAGGATGCAGTACAGATCAGTCTACAGAAAGACATGGGCATGGATTACTTCGCTGATCCTAGGGCTAGATTGATGGCATTGAAATCTGGCAATGGTCAGAACTCGACTGGTTGGCCTAGCATGGATCGTAAATTGTATGGTGGATTCAATCGAGGCGAGTTACAGATATTCGCAGGTGGATCAGGTTCAGGTAAATCACTGTTCATGCAGAACCTAGCAGTGAACTGGGTAGAAGCAGGACTCAATGGTGTCTATGTCACACTAGAATTGAGCGAAGGTCTATGTAGCATGCGTATCGATAGCATGATGACTGACACTAGCAGCAGGGAGATATTCAAAGATATCGACAACATCGAGATGAAGGTCAAGATGAAGGCCAAGAAGTCTGGTGGATTGCGTATCAAGTACATGCCAGCGCAGAGCACAGTCAATGATCTGAGGGCGTACTGCAAGGAACTACAAGTACAGACAGGGATGCGTGTAGATTTCTTGTGTGTAGACTATCTAGACTTATTGATGCCCGTGAGTGCTAAAGTCAGCCCTAGCGATCTATTCGTCAAGGACAAGTATGTGTCTGAGGAACTGCGTAATCTATCTAAGGAACTCAATGTGTTATTCGTCACAGCGAGTCAGTTGAATCGTAGCGCAGTGGAAGAGATCGAATTCGATCATAGTCATATCTCAGGTGGTATCAGTAAGATCAATACAGCAGACAACGTTTTCGGTATCTTCACTAGCCGCAGCATGCGTGAGCGTGGGTTATATCAGTTGCAGTTGATGAAGACACGTTCCAGTTCAGGGGTAGGGCAGAAGATCGAACTAGAATTCAACGTGGATACTTTGCGTATCACAGACCCGGATCCTGAGGGCACACAGAGCTACAAGCCCAATCCGACCCCCAATCAGATAATGAATCAGTTGAAACCCTCGACTACAGTGGTCAACGAGAACATGCATGTCCCGGATCTGAACAAGAAAGTAGTAGCAGATGTCCAAGGTTCTAAGCTGAAGGCCTTGCTTAACAATCTTAAAAATTGATAAATACAAATAGGACACCTCTTATCATGCAAAGACGAACCCGTAGTTTATTAGAAGAATTAGAAGCGATTGGGAACAATCGTGACACTAAGCATATCATCGAGAATAGGGCGCATAATATCATCACCAGCGCCATAAACCTATTGGAAATGATCAATAAGCACTACGACAGCGAGAAGGCCTTGGTATTAGAGAAGAAATTGCTCAGTGCTATCAAAGCCCGTGATCAGAATAGGTTCGCCAAGAGTATTAGGAAAAACGATGAAAATCAATGATATCATATTGAGCGAAGGACTAACAGATACTTTAGGATCATTAGCCTATAAAGCCACTGCGGGTCTCATGCCCGGTGGAAAAACAGCGGAAGCTAGACGTATATTCGTCAATACTTTTGAACGTGAACTAGATGCTGCTAGAAAAAGCGCAGCTAAATCCGGTGTGCCCTTGAATGTAGGTACCTTCCTCAAGACTTATATGCAAAAGAATGGATTCTCTAGTGCTGGATATACTAAAGAGATACAGCGATATGCGAAAACACCTGCAGATGCTATAGACAAGAACAAACTAGCTAATCTCATGTACATGATCAGTAATCAGCAGACTGCTCCCGCAGATCCTGCAAACCCTAACGCTGCTGCATCAGCTAACCCTGCTACATCAGCTAACCCTGCGGCCGCGCAACAACCATCTGCTCCTGCACTACAGTTGAGCGGCACTACTCAGCAGATATTGAAATTATTACAGACGGTAAAGGCTAGGGGAAATGAAGATGACCTGATGCAGATCGCATTAGTATCTATGAATAAACTATATAGGTTAGACAAAAAGACATATGCTGCATTGCGCCAGCAGATCATCACGGGCAAGAAAGCAACTACTGGAACAGCTGCTCCAGCGGCCCCGGCTAAACCACGTAAACCAAAAGCAGTCAATATAGACGATAATCCTAACATCGTGCGTGGATATAACGAATAAATGGCCCTAGAGTTCACAGAATCATTGCGTCAGTTAACTGACTTCCTGCGTAACATAGAGCAGTTACATGAGGAAGAAGAACTGACTAAGGCTCATGTAGAGCATCCTGAAGACCTAGTATTTTCAGGTGGCAGTCAAGGAGCCACACGTGCGATAACTGCTATAGCAGATACGATAAAGAATCCTAAAGCAATCACTATCAAGTGGGACGGATATCCTGCATTGATATTCGGTACGGGAATGGATAAAAAGTTCATCATCGCTGATAAGCATATGTTTAATAAATCAGATGGTAGCGGTCACGTGACTAGTCCAAAAGCATTCCAGAAGTATGACATGGCTAGGGGCATTGATCGCAGTCAGTTACATCAGACTATCGCTTCTATATGGCCAGGTTTACAGAAGTCATATGCAGGTACAGGTTTCTACTGGGGCGATCTGTTGTTCAGCCAACCATTACAAGAAAAGAACGGGTTATATACTTTCCGTGCTAATCCTAACGGCATCACATACACAGTAGAAGCTAACAGCGACATGGGCAAATTGATCACAGGTAAAGTAGGTGGCATAGCAGTACATCAATATCTACCTCCCCAAGCTACTAATGTACAACAAGCGCAATTGTTGAATGGTACTATAGGTAATCTAAAGAACAACAGCAATGTCGCTATCGTTCCTGCTGCTATGCCCATAGTCCCCGATCTGAAAATAGCTAAGACAGCATTCACTCGCGCCCAGCAAGCTGTGCGTAAATATGGTCCTGCTGTGGACCAACTCATGAACAATGCCCCACAGTCACGCTCACAGTTCAATATGCTATTCACTGTGTATATCAACAAGAAGATCGTGTCAGGAAATCTATCTAACATGGTCAACGATTTCTATAAGTTCTTTGAGACACGCAAGATGACTGATAGCATGCGCGCCAAGTTGTCTGAGTATCTGAAACAGAATTCAGCAGGGGTGCAATCGATCTTCGCTCTATGGATCGAATTATACAATCTCAAGATGGAAGTCGTAGGCCAGCTAGATAAAGCAGCAGAGAGCAGCCCTATCAAGGGATATCTACAAGACGGGACCCAGACACAAGAAGGATTCGTCAGTCAGGGCATCAAATTGGTCAACCGCATGGGATTCAGCCGTCAGAATCTAGCCGGAAGATCCTGACCAAACCAACATTTTTTCGTTCCAGGCATAAATAATAGTATGAACCTATATGGTTCAAACTTTTAAAAAGGAATAAGAAAATGGCCTCATTCAGCAGAACACATGGTGACTTTCAACCAGTAATGAACATGGACACCGGTAATTATACCGCTGGTTCAGCAAACGCACTATCATCTGGCTCAACAGTACAGATGCAAGGTCCAAGACTCAACTTCTTCACAGTTGAGGGTGCAAACATCGACAACGCATCAACAGAGTCCGGTAACGTAGCATTGATCATCCAGACTGTACAGCAACTAGCAACTATCCACATGTATGAGTGGACTGACGCAGGTTCAAACGGTACAATCGCAATGGCTGTATATCCAGCTGGCGCATGGACAGCAGCAACACTAGAGACAGCTTGCCAAGCAGTTGTAACCTCAGTGATTTGCGCTAACGGTGCTTCATTCACACAAGTACTGTAATCAGTAATCAGTAATACGAAAAGCCCAGATTTATTCTGGGCTTTTTTGCCTCTATAAATACTTGATGACTTGCAGAATCAGATGCTATACTTTGTTTGATATCACAAAGACGGGGATCACGAACCGCAGGATGAATCCAGGTACAGAAATCGAAGAACGCCGTCGCTGGGAACATCAGCGCAACACACAATGCAATTTCGATACTATCATACAAGCTATATCATTGCGTGGTCAGCCTGAAGATATCTCTACCCCTACGAAAAACAGCATCAAGTTCTCAGAATTCGACCACTTTGGATTCTTGTTCGAGGAAGATGAGGAAGAACATGATTGCTGGACCTTCAAGTTCTCTGTGACACATAACAGCGTGTTCGATGATGGGATCTCAGAATTAGGTGCGTTATACACAGATTGTGATGGCATACCCATGATACTAGTAGGAACTGAGTGGGACAAATTACCGTCATTCTTAGACGGGACCAACGAGTTACGCAATATCTATTTCGAGATCATAGACGATGAGTGATAAGATATCTGCCATCATCGACAAGATACTGAAGTCGGATCCACTCAAGAAGATAGAGTCGAAATTAGTATACAAGACCCTAGACGGAAACTATAAATTATTCGGGAAATACAACATCAAGCACGTAGATGATACCTATGTGCTAACAGTCAAGGACACACATACAGTAAAGATATTCTTGGATCTCAGGAACGCAGTGACTTGGGCTACCCTAGACAAGAACAACAAGATCACTGAGACGATACGTGTCTTGGAGCTAGATTCGTTGTTAGCGGGCACGAAAGAGCATATCAAACTCTACGAGAGACTATCAAGCAAAGTCAAAAAGACCGAGGAAAAGATATTGTATAGCACCAAACTGACGGAATGTCTATACAAAAAGAAGAAAATATCCGATGAATTGGATAAATATGTACAGCAATGCCGATATTGGCAGACCTTGGATTTCAACAAATCCACGGTAAATTATTTGAGATAATGATAAATACTTTAACAGCACTCTGGGAAAAATTATGAAACTTACCGAACTTAACCGCAGTCCAGTCACAGTGGCCAAGAAAGCCCTAGAAGAACATTTCGACACCAAATTCTCTGTCGAGAAGTTAGGTCTATATGAGACTAAAACTATGCTCTCAAAGGTCAGGAAATTGATCGATGAGTCTAAAGCCACTCCTTCGAGCACAGAGCAGAAGCCTGCGTACTTGAAGCTAGTTTTCATGGAGCAAGCGTTGCGTCATCACTATGGTGATCTCAAAGCATTGCCTATGTACAACCCACGCATCGTTGTAGAGAACGAAGAAGTAGAGAAGTCACAAGTCGTATTAGCAGCACAAGAGATGGTCGATGCACTACAGAAGATGGTAGAGAAAGTATCCGATATGCTAGTGAAAGAATTACCAGCAGTAGTCGATGGTGTCAATTCTGAGATCGGTACTAATGAAGGTGAACAATTCAATAGCCAAACGAGCGAGGCATTGACTTCATTGCAAGGTGCATTGACACAAGCTAAGACAGGTATCCAAGGAGCACTAGGACTGATCACTGGTCAAGGTGGTGGTTTCGGTGACGAGATGGGCGGAGACATGGCAGCTGGCGCTGATATGGGAATGGGTGACGAGATGGGCGCAGGTGAAGAATTGCCTGCTGAAGAACCCGCAGTCGATGCAGAGCTACCAGCAGAAGAACCTGAAGAAGCCCCAATGGTAGGTCGCGAAAAACGCTAATATAATATGCGTCTTTTCGAGTTTAGTGATGATGATCCTTTACGTGTTAAGCTGGTTAGCGTAGTCAGCCAGCTTAAATCATCCTCTGAACCTATAACTACTGATGACTTGTTACACACGTTATTGAAGAATGACATCAGTGTAGAGAAAAGCGATCTATATGACATGGTAAAGAAAGAACCACTGAAGAACATCATCGATAACATCAGTGGGGATGAAGTAACGTTCAAAGGTCAAGCAGGAAATCCAGAGAATCAAGGACCTGACGAGAACGAGAAAGTAAGACAGCAGATGGCCAAGAAAGCACTAAAGTGATCAACGTCACACAGTCAGCACAATCCGCGATCAAACGACAATTACAGAAACGAAACAAAGGACTAGGCATCAAGATAGGTGTCAAGACCAATGGTTGTTCTGGGTTAGCATACGTGTTGGAGTTCTTAGACAATCAATCACCCGAATGCCAGATATTCTCATATGATGATTTCGTCATAGCAGTAGAACCAAAAGCATTGTCCATCATCGATGACATGACTATCGATTATGTCAAGAAAGGGTTGAACGAAGGGTTCGAGTTCGTCAATCCAAGAGAGACATCACGCTGTGGTTGTGGCGAGAGTTTCAGCGTCTGACCATAATGTTTGATGTTGGTATATCTATTATAGTATAATAGATCCATGTACAATCCAAACAAATATATCTACGAAGCGATAAAACGAGAGACTGTCGATGGTGTGCGTAAGTATGCTACACCCGATGGTGAGAAACTTCCAAGCGTCACAACTATATTAGACGCTACTAAATCAGAAGAATCCAAGAAAGCATTACAAGAATGGCGCAATCGCGTAGGTCACAAGAAAGCGCAAGAGATCACCACTGAGGCTGCTGGTCGAGGCACACGCATGCACAAGTGGCTTGAGAATTACATCAAGACCGGATCTACTGGTGACCCCGGATCTAATCCATACAGTATACAGAGCCACAAGATGGCACAGTCCATCATAACGCAAGGTCTAGTGAAATGCACTGAGTTCTGGGGAACCGAGATTCCAGTGTACTATCCTAAGATGTATGCAGGTACTACAGACTTAGCCGGGGTGCATGACAATAATGATGCTATCATGGATCATAAGCAGACTAACAAACTAAAAAAACGCGAGTGGATCGAGGATTATTTCGTTCAGTTAGCAGCATATGCCGCAGCACATAACGAAGTCCATGGTACTAATATACGCAAGGGCGTCATCTTCATGTGCAGCGCCGACAACATATATCAGGAATTCATCATCGAGGGCACTGAATTCGACCAATATACGTATAAGTGGTTCGATAGGGTCGAGAGATACTACACCAAGATGCTTTGACCTTGATAAATAGTATGATCAAAAGAAGATTATACTATGGCCATCGTACAGATATCTAAAATCATTCACAGGACTGGAGCAAACGCAGATTTGCCCCAACTCGACGTAGGTGAGATCGGGTTCGCATCCGATGATCAGAGACTATACATCGGGAATGATCCAATACTACACCCTGTAGTAGAACCTGCGCTGACCACACAGACAGAGATACTCACCGAAGTATCTACCTTGAACTTCGCTAGGTTTGATGGTTCCGCAAATATGTCTATGGGCCTATCAGATGTAGGCACAGGTCAGATCATCGTTGCAGATGGTGGTGATATCAACGCCAACATATTCGTCAACTACACTGGTAACATGTTAGGACCTAACTCAGATGTGAAACTTAATCTAGGTCCCGCTGCTAATCTCAACATACAAGGTGGAAGCAACGGCGCAGTATTGAGCACTGATGGCTCAGGCAATGTAACGTGGACTAATCATCCTAGCGTGAGCAATGTGCAGTTGACATACAACTCGGGTGCTAGTCATTGGACTATCTTCGCCAATGCTTCTGGTCTATTCGCTATAGATAATAGCGGTGTCACCCGACCCATCACCCTCGGTTCTCCAGTATAACTGATAAATACAGTTGTTCATTAGTAACTTATGCTGTAATCCCACAGCGTAGGCCCTAGAACGGTCCACATGCAAGGAGAAAACAAATGGGACGCCCGCTAAAGATAGCGAAGTATTATTCCGAATCCGGTATCACACTAGACCAGGGATATCCAAACGATCACACAAACACCAATAACGATTTCGATGGTGATTATCCCGGCGTAGTCGGCGGTAATGATGTAAGCCTGAACGTTGTAGTTCGTGTAAAGATAGGTTCAAACTCAGAGGCTGATGGTTATATTCTACGCCAGAAAGCCAAACGCAAGTATATCGTCACTGATGGTACACATACGGGTACCTGCACGTTAGTAGATAAAAACGATGCCTCTCTAGCAGCAGATGAGATGACAGTCACTGTCACCGATGCAGGCTCATCTACTTTCAGATTAGCATATCTAACAAACAAATGGGGCGTAGACTTCAATGGTGTGAAGTATCTATTGTCATTCTTCAGTACTGCTACTGCTGGCTCTATCGCTGGTTGTTCATTCGCTGAAGTAAGTGTAGAAAATAACGATTAATAGGAGATTTAAAATGGGAAGACCTCTACCAAAGAGATTTTTCGGTAACGAAAACGTAGGAGATACTGGTAGCACAGTAGACACATATACAGGTGCATCCGGTGAAGGCATCGGTGGTGATTCCGTAAGCAGCGTCACTATCGATACAGTAGGTTCATATACCTTAGGATTGCCAACAGTAACATTCGGTGTGCCAGATTTATCAGGCGTTGGCGGTGTGCAAGCTACAGGTACTGTTCATGGTAACGCATTATCAGCAGCCACTACAAGCAACGGTACAGGATATCGTGTAGGTGATGTGCTGACAGTAGTAGGTGGCACAAAGGTAGCGGCAGCTACTTTTCCAGTGGCTTCTATCACAACATTAGGTACACCGGGTATTACTAACGGTGGTACATTGTATGATATAAATAGCCCATCCGATGGTGATAAAGTTACATTCACACACGCTAACTTATCAACACCGTTGCGTGTTCGTATTACAGCAGTCAGCGGAAGCACTGCAACTAGTATCGTAGTTGAACAGCACGGTGTTTGGACAGGTTCCGGCGCATTCCCAACAAGCATGGCAGGTGGAGTAAATGGTTTCACTGCAACAACAACAGCTAAAGTTTCTCCAGCAGGCGACACTAACGGTAACGGTCTAGTATTGAGTTTCACTGGTTCAAACTGGGGCTTATACTCATTTGGTACAGTTGCAGTTCAAGGTGACTATACTGTGGCAGCAAGTAACCCAGCCAGC